GATAACGACCAAACCACAAATTAAAGGAGGTTAATGTGGAAGAAAGAACAGCCGAAGAAGTAGCACAAGTTTTTAAAGCTGCTGGCGATAGCGTTACGTTAATTAATGGTACACAACCAGAGTGGGAAACTGCTGACGAATGGAAAGCTACCCTTAAACGTAACGTAGAACACCTTGAAATAATCAAGGCATATAAAAAGGTAGATGAAACAACATCTATTTGGACATCAGAAGATTTTACCGCTATTGACAAAGCTATTGTTGATGGCAAAAAACTTTATTCTTAATTATTTTTTTAAAAAACCATGACCTATACAGTTGAACAACTAGAGCAAAGATTACAGCAGCTTAATTTAGAAAGAGACCAGCTTGGTATTTCTTTCAATCAAATTACTGGTGCAATGCTTGAAGTTCAAAATCAAATTGCTGAACTTAAAAAAGAAGAAAATCCTGAAGAAGTAAAAGAAGTTGAAAGTGTTTAATGGAAATATATCTGCCTGATTTACCATCAACAGATTTTATCCTTAAACCACCTACGACAATATTTTATCCACCTTTAGCGGAAGTTCCATATCTAGATCCCCTTCTTCTCCCAAGCCTGGAACAGGTAGAGTCGGGTTTGGGAGATCGGGGATCTTCTGCTGAAGAAGAAAAAGCATCTTCAGATGAGGCAGTGTCGCCACTAACAAAAGAAATAATACCGACAAACCTGCCAGAAACCAAAGAGCTTTACACAAGTGTAGATGATGTAACTACATTTAATTTACCTTTTTTTGGAGAGATGCCAATACCTGCTCCAGAGGTAATTGCATCGTCTGTAATAGCTGCTGGTACTGCAAGCGTAGTGAGCGTAGCAGGGGGTATTGCTATGCAATCTGTATTAGCTTTTATAAAGAAAACATTTAAGAAAATGTTTACTAAGGTTTTGAAGAAGGAAGTGAAGGATTTTCAAACAAAGAAGGATTAGCTTTTACATAACTTCGTATATTAATGACATCGCTACAAATATATGCGTATTTAGAAACAGGATTAATCATATAGCCAGCAGCGTGCAGTTGTGAACACTTTAAGACTCTCACTAATTGCTTATCATGCACTTGCTTGTCTAATTCTTCTATGGCTAAATCTAGCTTTACTTTGGCTAACTCCGAACACGTTTCGTTATTAGTTCCCAGGGGAACCATAAACGACATTTGAAATCCCCATCCTTCGTTAATACTGTAAGTCTCTGCACCCTGTGCATCGTTGCCTGTATAGAAAGGAGTAAATGCCATAGTAGGTTGACTACAGATTAGATTTCCAAACTGCAACTTTCCTGTCATTCCATTATTAACATTCATATTTTGATTGATAATACTGGAATTACCAATCGCATTTGGTTGAGCCTGTACGTTTGTATCGCCTTCGGCTCTTACCGAATTACTGACTAAACACAGACAAGCTAGTGATAACGCTTGTAGTTGAAATCGCATCTGTTTGTGTAATCTTTTCAACCATTTGGCTGGCAGCCCTTGTAGAAATAGAAAGTGACCAAGGGTCTGTATCTGTCTTAACTGTGAATACTGGATCTCCACCAGCAATACCAGCAGAAGCAGCTACAGATATGTTAGATGCTTCCCAAGAATTTACTGCTGCACCATACTTTTCGGTCACTATAGTACGAGCTATTGTCTGAGTAGTATTTTCAGTTCTGTTAGATGTACCTGTAGTCCATGTTGGCACTCCATTTGCATAACAAGGTGTAACTAAAAATAAACCTAGTAATAAAAGTTTCTTCATTTGATACCTACATTAGTGTCTTTATTATCTACTATTTTTGGAGTATTATTGTTCTTTTTCTTACCAACTTGGACATTAAAAGCAGCAAGTGAACCACTAAAGATCGAGGCTATGAAAGTTGGATCAAAGTCCACAATCTTTTTTCCACTAGGGGGTTCGTAATAGGAAAGAGTTAGCATTGCAGCAGACCAAACAAGTATTGCAATTTTAACAATCGTTTCGACACGATTACTTTCTTTTTCTTCTTGTTCTTCCATAGTTGTTTTACATATGTGTAATCGTTACTCTATAGGTATATCTAATAAACACTATGCTTGCAATCCTACGACCAATTCTCTTTTCTTTTATCAAATCAAAAGCGATAAAAATATTAGTGCTAGATATTTTAAAAGCGCTCGTAAAACAAAGTTCAAATAAAATTGATGACCAGCTAGTTGCAATTATTGAAGAAAAACTACTGGTTTAAAAAGCATCCCAAGCCATATCAAAAGTAGGTGGTTGCCAATAAACAACATCACCGCCTATATATTCATCTTTTCTTAGTATTCTGGCTAATTTTCCTGTATTCCAGGGATCAGGAACATTGCCTGGATTTTTTGCTTCTGCCTTGTCATACTCTCTTTTTACTATTTTCCATAAATCATATGTGCTTTTAGCATTAAGCCATTCTTCTGTCTTAAATAATTTATTTTGATCACCGATACCAGGGCAACCAAAAAAATTATCAGCTCTATCTCCTACTAATATCTGCTTATAAAAGTGCATATCTGCTTCTCTTTCAGTAATGCGTATTATTTCTTCGTCTTGTAAATGTAGTCCAGGAATAGTTTTTAAATCTTTGTCACCGCTAACAATCACATCACCTTTTTTTATAGATAAGCCAATTGCATCATCTGCTTCTAAGTTTTTATATCTGACGATGGGCCACGTTTCAGAAATCCATTCTCGTAACTTGGCATACCCAGCAGGTCTTCTATACTTTCTTCTGTTTGATTTGTAGGTGGGCGAGAGATTATAGCGAAAGTTGGTGCTTGAACCCAAGGCCATGACCATTTCGTAGTCAGGTAAGATTTTTGCGAGCCTTTGTATCTCGGCATCGACTCCGAATTTTGCATCATTAATTTGACAGTAATAAGACCAAATGCCGTCATCTAATTCGTACTCATACTCGTTATTACAAGCATGACGATAAGTAAAAAGTTCAACGTCTATGTAAGCTTTGTTTTTCATGATGGTTCTATCCATTTTTGATCTAAAAATTGGTTATCCTCGTGAAACTCAAATGAGCCTGCATAACCACATCTGCCTAACATTCGATTTTTTAGACAGTAACTATGTGTAAGGTTTGTACCTCTCGACCTACCCAACGCCCAGATAGTGTCAGCAAGCTGGACAACGGAGTGCGACCCTCTTATGTCATGCAATTCAGGTATGCCGCCATCTTCCATATTTTTTACCTGGGAAGATGATCTATTGAGATGAGAGATAGCAAATACTGTGCATTTAGTAGCAGCAATAAAACTTCGAATTTTTGTAATTAAAGAATCTAAATGCCTGGTATCTAGTGCTAATCCAGAACCAATAATTGTTAAATGATCAAGATAAATATGCTTACAACCAAGAGACCTAACCATGTAATTCATTCTTTGAAGAATTATGTTTTCGTCTAATGATCCAAAATGATCAAAAAGTTCAAGCATCCCACCATTAGTTACAAACTTATCTGCTGTAGCTATGTCTTCTGTTTGTTGCTCTGTAAAGCCTGCATAATTTTGCCTGGCATGTAATTGAACACCAGCAGCCATACCAACAAATCTAAAAATTGCTTCTTCTGCTGTTTCTTCTAAACCAATCCAACCGCATTTAACACCTCGCTCCATATCATTAAGAGCAAGTGCCCTGGCAAAAGTTGTTTTTCCAATTCCTGACCCTGCTATTAAAACTATTAGCTGGTTGTCATAAAAAGGAGTCATACGATTCCATGCACCAAAACCACAATCAGTTGCAGTTCTGTTAGGAGGTTTAATTGTGATACCTGCATATGCACTTGCAGATTTAATCCCATCAGGACGTAGTTCTTTAGCAGCAAAAATAGCTTCTTTTACAGCCATACTGCCTAGCTCAACTAACGTGTCGTTTGCATCTTTTAAAGGAAAGACAACACGCCTGACTTGCCCTGGCTGAAATAATTCAACTATTGCATTGGCCGCTTCTTCACCTGGTTCATCCATATCAGTAGCAATGTAAATAGTTTTAAAAGGATTAAAATAATCCAAATGTTTTTTTACGAAATTTGCTGCTGATTGAGCACCATTTGGAACTGAGACACCAATCACTTTTCCGTTAGTTGAATATGTGATTGAGGGAGCATCGAACTCTCCTTCGCATATAGCGACTCCATCATGGTGCTTAGGATTTGCGAGATGTGAACCAAACCCTGCGACTTCTTTCGGCTTTCCTGTCCAACTGATTCTGTCATTTTTATTCATTAGTAAGAACTCTTATTTTTTGAGCTATTGGTTTACCTGATTTGTCTCGATATTGAAAGACAACACCTGTCTCAGTTTTTAAAATTCCGTATTGATCTAATACTTTGCGTGGGATTCCTCTATAGGTATCGTCATCCCAGGTCTTAAATACTGGCACTCTTACTGGCGGAATATACGTCTGTCTGGTGGTTTCTGTTTTTTCTTTGAACAACGTGTTGCATGCAAAGCAGAATTTGTGATCTGTATAGACCGCCCGACCATCACTACTCCCACACTCGCAAGGCTCATGACGAATAAATTTAGATTCACTCATCTACTCCCACCACATTTTTTATTTCTGATAAAGCTTTCATAAGAGTTGCGGTTTTAGTAATTTTTTGTGCAAGGGTTTTTATGTCTGCACATTCGTAGGTTGTAAATTTTGTTTTACAGTTGGCACATTCTCTTCTTCTAATGACGTAAGGAATATTTCCTTCTGTCCTAGTGTCTGTGCGGTAAATTTCAGTTCTAATAAAGTCGCAATGTGGGCAATTCATTTTTTTTAGTTAATAAGAGACTCGAAACCAAACGTGTGCTTTGTCAGCTTTTGGTTCATGCTTCCAATAGCAATGGACTTCACTGATAACTTTTACGTTGTCGTCAATAAAAAGCCTTTCTTCATCTTTAGTGCTAGTCAGGGCATCAAATAATCCACCAAGTAAATTATCAATGTCGCCTCTGGCAGCGGTATGAAAAATAACTTCAAATTTTTCGCAGTAATCTAGTGGTTCTTCTGTCCAATACTCTGATGCCATGCTCCATAAGTCCTTTTTCCATTGCATATATGCTTTGTCCATATATGGCCTGGCTTGCCCCATAAATGAACGTGGCCTGGCTTTAGATCTTGGTCTAATGTGCAAATTAAAATCAACGTACTTCATTGAACACAGATTGATTTTCTTCTGTTCCTTCGTTAACAAAGCCTCCTTGCACTTTCTCAAAAACAGGGTCAGCAGTTCTTTCATAAGCTATATGGGATACGACTTGTGCTTGTCTAGGTTGATATGCAAGCCCTACTCCTGTTGGGCCTTTCCAGGGGTATATTTCATAAGCGATAATCATTTTTGATCCATTGCCAATTAAAAAGTCATGATTCCATAAGTTGTTATGACTATCTACAACCATTGGGCCTGATGTAAAACCACCATCACGTTTTCTGGTAAATCTTTTTAACTTAAATGTCCATAAAGTTGACTTGCCATCATCGCTTTGTTTGCTAGGTAAAGAATTTGCTGATATTTTTGCATTTATTCCATGCTGTTTAGAAAACTCGTCCTCTTGTTTTAATAGCCATTCCTGATGCTGTTTATTATTAGGATCAAAAACAGCCTCTACACTCCATACAGGAGGCTTGTTCGGTTCAAATCTGTTGGCTTCAGGTTCGCCCAGGAGTTTGCACCATTGCACTTCAACTAATGGTGTCTGAAATAATGTGTTCATAAAACAAAGCGTTATCGTTTATATACTATATGCGGAGTACTACATATATGCAAATATCAATATTACACTATATTTGGAAATCAAGAAAAAAGATATGGATTACTACCTATTTTGCTTTCGTCTAATGTATTTATCCAGGGAGGTTCTGGTAAATTTATACCTGAATTGACGCACATTTCAATCCACGCCTGCTTTAAAAGGTCTTCTTTGTACATATTATTCATTGTTTCATGTAACGTTGTATGTAATTCACCAGCAGTTAATGCTTGTGTTGCGAAACAGTCGTGATTAGTTACTACTTGTACTGATTGGTCTTCACATGTGTTGAGTAGCGATACCAGGTATGCACTGTCAAGTGAGTGACAAAAATTAGCACCAATGCTTTTATTAGCCTGTGTTGCTGATAATGGTGCGTTTATTGGCTGATCTTGCAAATTAACATTTAATCTTTTACCAAATAAAAAAGTTCTTACAGTTCTAGTTGTAGGTTCTCTGTCTGCTACTTTCATGGGCCATCCAGAAGGTGTTGTCCATTCCAATGGTTTTCCTTTTGACAATGTAATTCTGCAAACTTTCATAAGCCATTTTTTAACCTCCATGCAGCTACTTATTTCTTTTTTTAATTCTGCCCATATATGTTTTGCTAAATATTTAGATGGCATTGCAACTCTTAATGCAAATTCGTCCAGGGGAACATAATTTAAATGATCATCTAAAGCTTCTACCAAAGAATCACAAAGACTCATAAAAGAACCTCCGTATGGACTAGCTAAAATTGGCCCTTTAGTTAACTTTCTATCTATACCTCTACCGAGCCATAATTCAGCTAATGCTTTTTCTTTTTCGTTCCCTAACTGCAAGTCTTGAGTAAGTCTATAAGTAACTTGTTCTGCTACTTTTGTATATAAATCTTGTGGTTCGTCACCATATAAATTACATAATCTTCCTACATGTTTATCCCTTACGAGTGCGGAGAGTATTCCGCAACCTGACGTAGTTTGATCAAATCTTACTGGAACATCGCATTTTCTAAATTTTACTGCTTGTTCTACACCCCTGCAAAGTTGTAAGAATTGCCAAGGATCGTCTGCATCCCGCCACAGGTCTAGGTTTTTAAGTGGATCTTGTGCTGTTGCTTTTATTTTTTCAATGTTACGATTTCCCCATAAAAGTCGTTCTTTCCATGTTTTTTTAGACAGTCCATAATGACCAGCAGCAGCTTTTAATAGCCATTCAATTGCCGTATCATCAACAGGCATTTTTGAATTAAAGTTTAAAATTGATTTTTCTGTATCTGGCCCCATTGTTGTTACATATTTATTGCCTGTATATAACCTTCCTCGATGATCAGCATGATAGCTTTGCCATATAGTTCTATTACTTAATTCCTCTGCCATTTGAAGGCTTCTTTCTATTCTTACTCTTCTAGGTCTGTTTTGTTCTCTATCTCTATGAGCCATAGCAGCTAATCTATTTCTTAGCTTTAAATCTTCTGCCGTAGGTTTATCTCCTAATCTTTCTGGTAATTGCATAGGTGCTCTGGAGCATGGGAATAATCCATCTATTCCGTTTTCCCAAGCTACACGTTGCAAGTCAACCATTTCGGCATCAACTTTTAATGGTGTTTCTTGTAAATAATTAACTGCTGTTAAAACTTTTAAAAGATTTGCTGTTTTGTAATGAGTAATTGCAGTTGTATGTTTTTCTTCATGATCTTGGATTGGTACTCTTACTAAACATTCTTGGTTATTAATCATTCCTCCGCCATACAAACCATTCCAGGGATTAGGAGGACAAACCATTGCTGTATAAACACCTTTATATGCAGTAGCAGGGCACTCTCTTATTAACTCTTCTGCTTCTTTTGTTGGTACTACAAACCTCGGTGTAGTCTTTCCTATTCTTCTCTTTATTACGCTAACAATACCAGTAGCAGGCACAATATGATCTAATAAAAAACGCCCCACATGGAGGCGTGTCATATCATTCCATAAAGGTATTGGACAACCTAGTTTTCTCATAATATCTTTCGTGGCAATTCTTTTTCTGCCAACTCCCTGCCTTATTAGATGTCTAAACTCAACAGAACTTTTTTTGTTTAACCTAATTAAACGTTGTTCATCTTCAATAGCTTTGCCTAAATTCTGACAAAACGTAGCTATCCTGGCCTTTCTACTTAGTTGATCTAAAGTCGCAACCAGGGCAACTGCTGCAATATGATGCGTTCCATCGAAGTTATCAAAGAAAGGTATTGCAGCTCCATTAACTCTTGCTTTATCAGGATTAATAACAAAATCTTCAAAAGTTCTATCTAATTCTTCGGCTAAAGACTCTAAAGAATAGGTATATAACTGCTGACCATAAAGTAACGCAGACTCTTTGCCATATTCTTTTAACTTACGTTGTGACGATTCCTGAGATTGTTTTGACCTCAATTCTGCCTTTGTTTGTCTTGCAACTTGTTCAGCTTTTAGGGCTTTTAGCTGGTTGCACATTTTTTGCAATTTGCAACTTATGTTACTCCCCTATATTGTGAGCTATACGATTATGTAATGCAAGCAAAGATTGCAGCATCAGACTGATTGTTATTTACTCTTCACCCTTGTAGACCTTATAGGATCACATTTGCAATGTGGTCAAGATTCACTCCTAGACTAGGCATTTTCTTATAGTTGCATGTTGGTTGCATCATCAATTTGCAACTTATCTTGATCTAACATTAGACCACATTGTAAGTTATTCATCCTATCAGCAACAGTTGTTAATTGTGTAATGTCTACATGAGCATATCTTTGAACTGCCTGCAAAGATTTCCAGCCGCCCCATTGCATTACCTGGACTAAACTTACTCCTTGAGCTGTTAATCGTGTAGCACAAGTATGCCTGGTGCAATGAGTAGTTAAATCTATGTCTGTATTTAAACCTAAAACACCTTTTGCTCTGTCAAATTGATTTGTCCAGGCTTTATATTTCATACCCCATACTCGTTGAGTGCTAATTGTAGGCATATATGGTGCTACTGCATTTAAAGCGGCTTCTGTTAGTGGTACTGTCCTTGCATTATGGTTTTTTGTTTTTGGATAAATCACTCTTTTTTTATAAATATCAACTTCTCTACCCATCATTCGTTCTGCTTCTGAAAACCTACAACCTTGTTCAATTAAAAAGACAAACATATGAGCTAATTTTGGTTTATGTATGGCATAAAAATAATTAACAAATGCTTTTTCTTCTTCTTTGCTAAATACCCTTTCTTTCGTGTTATCCATTGGTAAACTTTTCGGGAAAGTAGGCAAATCTTTTATGTATCCCATTTCATGACTATCAACAATCATGCAACGTAATGTACTTGCTTTCCAATTAACTGTTCCTGGCTTATTACCTGTATTTAAAAAATGCTCTCGCATATCATGTATATGTCTTGCAGCTATCCATTGCACAGGATGATTAGCACCAAAAAATTTAAGAACTTGCATGCCATAGCCTTTTGCATTAGGGCCGCATGACTTATGTTTCCATCTAAGGTTGTAACTTAAGTCAAATGCCTGGGATAACGTAAACATATCGCCTGACCTTTTTCTTGCAGGCTCCAAAGTATCAGCATTTTTATATGCTTCGGCCTGTTTTTGAATAACTAATTCCTTAGTAGCTGCTTTTAATTGGATTCTTCTGCCATTAATTTTAAAGTCAGCAATCCAGCCCTTCTTGTGAGGGTTTTTTCTGATAGACATGTTTTTTGGTCGTGGTTGTTGGGGTTTAAGTAATGTTTTTTAGGTTCTGATGTATTGATTTACCTTTTTTAGTAAGTCTTACTCTATATCTTCTTCCCTCTTGTGGGTCTATGTATATTTCAACAAGACCTAAACTATTACCTCTATGTCTGGCATGTTCGCTTAACGCATTTGATATACGACTTACAGCAGCATTAGATAAGTTGAATCTTTCTTCTATTTCTCTGTAAGTACAGGATTCTTGTTTTCCTATAAACAAAAATACTTGGGTGTGATGTAATGGCAGAACTCCTGGGTCTAGAGCACCTAAAATATCAAGAGCTGCCTCCAGTTGACGTAGATCCATTGAAAATTTTTAGGAGAAGGTTTGGTTTCTTTTACTAAAGAAAACGATAGCCCTTTTCTACGAGAGTTGCGAGTTCTGTATATCGCTAAGTGTAGTCCATGGCTACCATTAGGAATTAAAATTGAAATTATTAAGGTGGCATCATGGTGTAATGTCATTAAACTAAAATCTTTATAACATAAAAGTACCACAATGTTTTTAACATTTACCTTACACATCTGCAACTGTAACAACGTGTTAAGCATTCGGTATAAATACTTACCATTTTGACTGTAATAACAAGAAATATAAGAATGTATTATATGTAATGTTCATTCGTCACATGTGGAGAGTTCCAGTAGTTTAACTCCAAGTTTTGAAAGCATAATATGCCTGGATCTTTGATTGTTTATTTTTTTACGCTTCAATAAACCTATTCGAGGTTGTATAATGTATCCTTCTTTATCTAACTTTGGTATAAAGGGATAGATTGCTTTATTTACTGAGGCTGCATCTGCTCCTGTTTTTTGTGCTAATTGTGCTATTGTTTGCGACTCCTGGGCGACATATAAAAAGCACTCGACAGACAGAAGGCCAATTCTGCTGTCGGTGCTGTTTTGTCTCAGCATAGTTAACAATCTTGCAAAGGTTTTGTATTGATCTTTAATCATTTTTTAAATGGTTTTAGATAGTGGTATAACCTTTGATGTAAGTCTGCCATTTGATAACAACTTAATTCGTCTATACCTTCCATGTTTTTAAAAGATAAAGGTTTATCGTGCAGTAATTCTTGTGCTGTTGTGAAATACATTAAATAGCTATCTAACTGGTCTTGAATTAAATATTCAAGGTCATCACTAAGCATATTAAATTCACACTTAATCATTTCAGATTTATCTGATACCTGATTGTCTGGAATAATAAAAGGACTACCATGTATGTCGATAATCTTTTGATTATCTGTTGACGTCATTATTTGAGGTTTCATTTTTAAAAATAGAATAAATAATTATTGATCCAACTGCTAATACAAATACAGGCTCGGCAAATCCGACCAATAAATATATTAGAGCTGGTAAAGAAATAGAGCCGCCCACAAATATAAGGGCAGCTCCAATAATTTTTCTTTTAATTGTTTACCTCCTTTAATGCTTCTTTTTTATCTTGTGGATAAAACTTTTTATGGTTGTCAATGCTTTCCATTAGCAAGTATCTATACAACTTAAATAAATCTTCGTGTTCAAAGATTAAATCAGCGTCTTTTTCCTCGCCATTGATTTTAAATAAACACCATAAACCATCTTCATCGTGCATTATTTGGTACATAGCTAAAATACTAAGTACCTTTTTATCGTTAGATGCTTGAACCATATAAGGTTTAAATAATCTATCGGTGACGTAATCCAATTTAGGTTTCATTTTTCCTCCTGGACTTTCGGCTCGTAAACTTTTACGCTTTTAAGCTTGTCTTCTTCTGTACTGATGTAAGCTTTTTTAGCTTTTCTTTTAGCTTCGAATTTTTTAAATTCGGCTTTAATATCTGTAGGATCTTCAGATATTAAATCAACAGTATGTGAAGTGCCGTTGCCGTCTGTAATTTCAAAATAAGGCATAATTAAAACTCCTTTTGGTCGTGGTTTAATGCTGGTGAGTCCAGCAGAGGAGGGTTTTGACTCCCTCCTGGGCTGTCTTCAATCGCTGGTAACTACACATATGCCGATTTTGTGTCCGTAACTATCTAAAATTAGGTGTTGATCGGTTTGCGTGTGGTCTATTTTGTTAGCTATTGCGTTTAATACATTCTTTACCTCATCAAAATTATCTTCAAAGGGTGCATTGTCAGTATCAAAATTAATAGATATTCTGCTCATTGTTTAACCTCTGTATTGATTGGTCATTGTTTGACTAGAAGTTATTGTTTTAACCTGGTCGGCTTTCCAGGCTGCGCTTAAATCTTTGCATAAATCGTGCATGTTGCACTCTTCTAATACGTTGTAAGCGATGTCAAAAGCGTCATCACAATTCCATCTGACATAACGGGCTGCAAGGTCGCCTATTACATCCCCTGCGGTTGCCCTATCAGGATCTGTAAAAGATGCCTGCTTGCTAAGTTGTAAAGCCTTTGAAAATAGTTTTAAAGCCTCAAACCTTAAAACTTCTCTTTCCTGGTGTTCCATTTAATTTACTTTTGGTCGTGGGTTTAGTGCTGGAGAGTCCAGCAGGGAAGGCCCGCAGGCCCTCCGAGCTAGATTCAAATTGCCCTGGCTTCTTTATTTACGTCAGCTCTATTACGTTTACAAAGCATTTTATAATGGTTAATTAATTGCATTGTTTCGCTAAAACTGTCCGTAGTTGTTGCCGGGTATCTGTCATACCTCCTACAAGGTGCTAAACCTTCATAAGATTTAGTAATTAAAAAGGGCCTTTTCTTTTCTATAGCCTCGTAAGCATACATAAACAGACTTGCGTCCTGGTCTTCTTCTAAGAAAACCCTTTTATTGATCATTTGGCCCTGGCTTGTTCCTGTTATGTAGGAATAACCTGAAATATTTTGATGAATATTTAAATATTGAAGTAGGTCTAAGCCTACCTCAATAAAGCCATGTCCTCCATCTTGATGGAATGTGAAACTAGAGGCAACCATTTAAGCGTACCTCTTCTTAATGTTTTCAAGAGTGTCCTTTGTAAAATACAAATCCCTCTCAATCATGTATTTGACAGTTAA